CAACGAGGTTCTGGAGCAGTACGTGCATGTCTCCAAGACGCGCCGTGCTGACTTCCCTGCGATGATTGCGGGCCTGCCTGCTATCACCAAGAACAACGTTCGCGAGGTCATGGACTTCAAGCTGCCGTTGCGTAACCGTTATGTGAACTGGGCTATCACGTTGGCTCACATCCCGGTGATCTCCTATCTGGTCCAGGCTAACAGCGGGCTGTATGGTGAGGTCAATCAGCGCTACCTCAACGAGATTGCCATTGGTCTGAAGATCATGGAGAGCGATCGTTCGATGCGGGGTGGTCTGGATGACACGGCGTTTGACAAGTCGATGGATGAGATCAACACCAACATCTCCCGGTTCCTCAACGTACCAGGGACATAAAGCAGAGGCAGGGGCGCAAGCCCCTGCCTCTATGCCCTTACGCGTCTTCTTCCTCTTCGTCCTCTTCCTCAGCTTCCTCGTCGAACCAGTCCAGTTCACTGGAACCATCGACATCCAGGTTTGCGTATGCACCCGCAAATGGATCTTCGTTGGCTTCATCAGGTTCGATTTCAAGAACCGTGGTGTCCAGAGTAGGCGTAGCCATGATCAGCTCAACCTTGTCAGAGACCAGTCGCGTCAGCCACTTGTTCTTCATGTGGATGTTCAGCGACTCCAGGATCAGGTAGAACGGTTCCATCGTGGCGAAGATCAGCTTACGGATGTTGACACCCGAGATGACTTCCTTGGGGATACCGGTCGTGGAGAGGATTGCTTCCGGCAGGTACAGCGCGGTGATGTGCTTCTTGCCGCGTGCCTCCAACCACTTGATCAGACGTTCAGCCAGTGCCCGATCTTCAATCCCAGCCAACCATGCCTTCAACTTGGCAGGCTTCTCGGTATTCATCGCGATCTTGATCGCACCGTACGGCGGCGCTTCTGCATGACCGTACTTCGGAGCGAACACCGTCTCCCACAGGTCGTAGTAAACGAACACTGAGGAATCAGGCTTGGTGTAGGACGTCACGTCACGGATCTGCAACCGCGTCATGTAGTCGTACTTACCATTCAAGATCGAGTTGCGGATGCTGTCTTCCATGTTGCTGATGGTCTTGGTGATCTTGGTGAGCGAAAGCTTCTCGCCCTTGTAGACCGTATCCATGATCTCATCGATCAACCCGTGCGCCTTGTCATTGACATGCTTGGGCACGTTGGAGTTACGCAGCGCAACGCCCTTGATCTCCTTCTTGAACTCCACGTACACGTTACCCTCTCGGGCCGACATGCTGGCGTAGTAGTGCTTGGCACGGCCGGTCAGTGCGAACACCGGGAAGGCGTACTCGTTCTTCATGGCCAGCTTGTGCAGGTTCTCACGGGTGACACCCATGTTGACCGACAGCTTTGCCAGGATGTGACGGATAGCCTGCGATGCCAGATAGACCATGGTGCTGGAGATAGCACGCGACTTCGGGGAGAAGTCCATCTTGCCCACGAACCAGTTGGTCCAGTGCTGGGTGGTGAAGATCGTCGAGTCAGTATCCGAGGCAATGGCGCAACGTCGGATGATGGTCGGCAATGCAGCAATGGATGCGGGCATGCAGTTGGTGACCCACAGCGCCTGGATCATGTCGGCGTAGTAGTCCAGCACTTCCGGGATCGCCTTGGCGGTAGCGCCCAGGATGCCGTAGCCTTCCGGGTTCTCCACCTTCAGCTTCTTCATGCTGGTGCCGTACAGTTCCTGCTCGCACAGCATCGAGACGAAGGCCTTCAGGTCATCATCCATTGCGCCGATCTGAGCAGCTGCTTCTTCCACGCCCAGCGGAACCGTTGCCTTGCTCGACAGCAGGTCCAGGAACTTGTGGCAGAAGTCGTGGTTGTACTCGGCCAGATGGTAGAAATCACCCACGTAAACCACGGCAGCGCGCTGCACCGGGCTCAGACGAGTAACCAGTGCACGGATGGATTCACCTTCCATTGCATCGCGCCAGTACAGGTCACTGGAGCGGGTAATGCAGGCCATGGTCTGTTCCAGCGTCGGATAGACCAGGTTGTACTTGGACATTGCTGCGGTGATCTTGGGCAGGTCCGCAGTGTTGATGATCGAGATGATGTTGGCCTTGACCAACTCCGCCGACCAGTAGTGACGATTGCCGTACAGGAACTTCTCGTTACTGGCGTTGCCATACGAGGTAGCCGAGCGGCACGAGCTGGTCAGGGTACTGTGAGAAGACTTGTTGTACAGCGGGGTGTGCTGTGCGGCGTGTGCACCGGACAGCGAGTTGTTCTTGACCTTCGTCGAGGACTGCTCTGCGTCCTTCTGACCGGCCAGCGCCGAGTAGCGCTTGTAGGACTCCATGTCCCCATTGAGCTTGAAGATGTCGGCTTCAGACTGAGCCGTGAACATCTCATGCTTTGCCACCTGTCGCTTGGTCAGGTTACCAGCAACGTACTTGCCCAGGATGGATTCATGACGCAGTGGATTTGCGTAGACTGCCATCGTGGGACTGATGATGTCACCGGCCTGTACTGCTTCGCCGATGTACTGATCCAGGGACATGGTCCGTTGGACACGATTGCCCGGAGTGTCCTTGCTCAGACACATCACTTCCGGGGCTTTGATTTCCAGGGCGCCGCCCGGACCGACCTGAGTGCGGACGTAGTCAACGCATTCGTCGAAGTCGATACCGGTGTCAAGTTGAAGATACGTGGCGCAATCTCGAACGTACGCCGGGACCATA